GTGTTGAGTTGTGGTAAATTTGAAATCCACTCTTTGTTGGATTGAGTACAGCAACATGTGAAGCATTTGCCGATCCCGTTGTTCTTATGTTTTCAGTCAACTGAATAACAAAAACACCGTTTTTAAACGGCTGATCAAAAACAATGCTAATGGTTTGTTCATCCATAATATTTTGGGTTTTACCCCACTTAAATTCCCTGCCACTTGGTAAAATCTCGCTATTTGGGCTTGATATAAACATATCGGCAACATTTTTTGGTGTAACCGCAGCAGTCACACCGCTTTTATTTACAACCTCAGTGGCAGTAGCGAATCGAGCAACGCCTTTTGTTGTTGTGGTTGCATCTTCAACTTTTAGTGTAAACGCCCCGCCTGCCTTTGCGGTTTTGATAATATTGCCGTTTGTATCAACATCAATATCAGAAACAGAAGCCCATACTTGCCATTCATTTTGAGATAAAGACGGCTGTTTGCTTGTATTGTCCGTTTTGGCTTGATATAGCCTGTTTGATTCAACAACAAAAGCGCCTTGTTTATACTCAAATCCAGTCGTCCAAGTTAAGATGCCGCGCTGTTTTAGCGCAAGCAAAGAAACCGTAAGCAAACTAAACAAGCCGTTAAGCCCTTTCATTTCGGGTTTGCCATCTGTCTCATCAAAGGCAATACCTAATCCCCGATCATAGTCGGGGAACGCTTCAATCTCATTGCTAGGCGCTGAGTTTGCGAATGCGGTTATTAAATTAAAGTTATATTCGGTCATGCGTCAATGAACCTCCCAACACCAAAGCCGTAATTATTGTCAAATTCTTCACCATTAAATCCAAAATATTTAACACCTGCTTGCTCATAAGTATAACCGACGCCAACAGGGCGCGGCAGAATATCTAAGTTTTCAATAGCAAATTTAATGAAGCTATCCAAGGCAACAGCGTTGCCATAATAGACTTTCATTGTCATATCGCCATTATCAACAATATAAGCGTCATCACCTGTCAGGGCTTGCAAAGCGTCAGTTAAATAATCTAAAGATGGATTCTGGTATAACTTCCAAATTCGCGCTTTAATCAAGAATCTGAACTCTTGATCTGTTAATAAAATAGTTTCTCTAAACGCTTCGCCTGCACGATACCAGCGACCACGCCCCCAACCTAAGCCACCTGTTTTCTCGTAGTAGGTTAGGTATTCTTTTTCAGTCAAAGATACGGATGATCGACTAACACCAAAAATACGCCCTAAAACATCAAGGGAATATTTCTCTGCCGTATCGATATTCCACATATCAATAAACTTTAAGCAGTCATTCATGAAGTCAACCCAAAATTGGGACTTCATGTCAATTTCTGCTATGGCTTTTGGCAGTTTATACTGCCATATCAATAGTTCACTGTAATTCATAGAGTGTTCACCGTGATATTTTCTTTCGCGATATTTGCCTTTTCACGAATGCCGACTGCTGACACATCACTACCATCGACCGTGATTGACTGGATATAAAAAGTACCGTCATTTGTGATGCAGTATAAGCGACCTGCAAGCGCGTTTTCGCCGATCTTAAACTCTTTTGCGGAAATCTGATCTTTAATGAAATCAATGTCAACATCAGTACCCGACTTCACGCGCACCGCATTTACCACAACGATGATATTTTTAATCGTTGGTCGATCAAAATTAATCACACGGTTACGCCCGCGATAGTTGGTTAGTGTTGCGCTTTCTGAGCCGAACGTACCGCATCCACCGCCTACAATTTTCTTTTGAATAGTGGTTGCAATGTCTTGATCTGAACCGCCCAAAACAATGGCATTAATTGAATGCGCAGGCACACCGTCCGAATCTGTGATGTTGGTATTATTCTCTAAAACGACTGCATCAAGAACACCATCTACGTCTAGCAATGACCCCTCAATACCCTCTCGATCATGCGTATTATTGATTGCTAGTTTACGCTCACGGTCTAACATTAAGGACGCTGTGGATTGCCCCAGTCTACCGTTAATGACCGCTTTTGTTGAGGTGACTAGCTTCATACCTGAAACAATCTCGACAGGCTCTAAAAATGAACCTGTAGGCAATGGCACAATACCGTAGAACTCAGAACGTAGGTTTACATAGTTATCGCCCGAAAGAAGCGTGACAGCGCTATCAAGAATCCAATTATTGCCGCCATGCGTAAAAACAGTGCCCGCAGTTAGATTAATCGTGCGGTCGGTCGTGATTTTAACATCAGGTGAAATCGTGTATTCACCCGCGCCCCTGCGGATGCCTGTAAGCTTTGCGATATTATCAGCCCACTTACCTACAGCATACTGCGGGTCATGCATCTGAATCGCATAAGCAAGCGTATCATAGGCGTCTTTACGCGCTTGTGATTCAAGCCCGATACGTTGTCCATCGGGCGAATTTGGCGTGATTACAATATCTTGACCGTAAATTCCTTTGTAGCCGTCCGATTCAGCTTCGATAATTTCATCTAGTGTTGGGACTTTTACCCCTGTATCAGTAATTTTTAACATTTGCATTCACCGTATTTCGATTGTTGTATATATCAGTATATTCGATGTTTATCGTTGCTTTTCTTTTTTCGCGCTCTAGCTCAATTGAAATATTGTCAATTCTCAGCACACCATCCACATTTAAAACTGAGCTTTTCAAGTCAGCTTCTAGCAACTGCAAATTAGACGAGCGCCCAAGATAATTCACCCAGTCAATGCCAACCTCAAGCGCCAAAAACCAATCACCGCGCACCGTTAGAATCGCAGTTAAAACATTTTGTTTAACCGCTTCGCTAAACTCTTTGTAGTCAGACTGATTAAAACCGAACTTCCAGTCGTGACCCTCATCAATTGCTCTAACTTTCATTGTGGCCCGCCTGTTGTTGAGTTGCCAGACTGTACATTACCATGCACATGACTGTTTAAAATAGTTCCGTCAGGTAGGGTTATAATCCCGCTTGGCGATATATTTACACCGTTCAAATCTATATCTCCTGAAGCTTTAATAGTAACTCCCGCACTATTGTCATCCTTGCCGATAAACATAGCGCCACTAACAATAGGCGACACGTCATCCAAGCAATCAGCACCACCAATAAAATAAGCGTCAGACATTGAGTGAACGCGGAAATCCATAGGGGGAGCAACTTGTCCCGCTTGAAACCAACCATCGAAGCAGCGATCCGAAAAAAGCACTATACCCTTATCGCCTGCTTTATATGGATGCACTAAATGAAAACCACCGCCACGCGTGAATAAGCAAGGGCAGTCAACCAATGGTGGATATTCCGATTGACTATCATCGGCGTTTACCATCTTTAAGCCGATTTCAACCGATGCTGTCTTTGTTGCAGGGTCAAACGAAACGATACGCGCAGGCATTGAAACCCGAACGTCCATCATGGCATTGTTCTTTGCTTGCTCGAGTAATTCTGTTTGAGTTGCATCCATTATGATTTCTCTATGACTTGGAAGTTGCCACCAACAAGGCCGTTCAATTGATGCCAGTCTTGGCCTACAGTGCTTAACTTAAACTCAATATCTGTAACCTTATAATCACCATTATAGTCATTAATCATGCTTTTTACACGCACAAGGCTATTCACATAAATAGACGTATTTAGGAATGTTCTAACCGACAAACCGCCATCGCCTTGCTTTTGTGGTGAGCCGACCATGCCGCTGTCTTGCGACAACAAATAACCGTATGAATCAGGTAATACTTTATTTTTCGGCACAAATACAAGCTGTCCGTCTTGAATAGACCAGTCACAGCCGTTTCGATCTGCAATTCGCGTTAATTCATCCCGACTACTACCCATTAAAGTCTTGCCGCGTGGCAACACTCGATCTTTCGGAAACTCCATCGCGCCCTTTGTGATTTCGGGCATGTCCTTGATAATTTCTTGCACGATTTGATTATCGGTCATGCCTTTTTGTAGGGTTTTTTTAGAATATGATTCGCTGTACTGAATAGAGCCGTCACCACATTCTAAAACCGTTGTCGTGGTTGCGCTTTCCGCTTCTCGAATGTGATCATGCTTATCGATAGAGCCGACAAAAATAGTACGCAATTCTTCGCCATACCACCCAACATCCAACTTGAAAACTGGCGATTATGTTGAAGATGGCTATTACTTCTATAGTGATTCATTTGCACAACAAACAACGGCAGACCGTGAAGCGCGTAAGTCTATGCCTGTCAATGTCGCATTAAAATATTCAGGATTCATGCACTCCGCTGACATCCTTATTACATTAAACCAATAAGGGGCTAAATGATGATTTATTCTCATGCACGCAGTCAGATTGTAATTAATGGGCGCACCATCACTGGTGTTGACCCATCGGCAGATAGCTATAGCCTTGCGCCTGTTGGTGACGCGGGCGCGTTTACTGGCGCATTCGGTCAAAATATTTGGGTTGAATCGGGCGAAACAAAAGAAAACTTAACTTTAAAGTTGCTGCAAAACCATCCTGACAACGGATTCTTGCAAAAGTTATTCGATGACCAACGACAAAACCCATCAATGGATAATGTGATTCAACACAAGTATAATGATCCTATCAATGGTGACGAAATTGTCGCTACTGGTGGTCGCATCATGAACGGCGGTACTTATGCACGCGGTAACGCTGCAAACGCTAATACATGGGTTATCCAATTTCCAAAAGTAATCAAAAAATTTAAGGACGAGTGATGTCTATTAAGAAACTGATCAATGCTTATGAGCCTAAAACTCATGAGCATGAGTTGAGCGAAAACTTAAAAGTTATTTATGTCGAGACTGGCTTCGATGCTTCATTCAACAAAGCTAATGATTTACTGAAATTACTTAATGGTGCATTAAAGGCCAAAAAAGTCGATCACAACGGCAAGCCGACACTTGATCTTGATTTGGATTTCACTGCGGTTTCTAATAATTTCGCATCGGGTGAAATGGCAACGATTGAAGTTTTTATCCGCAAGAACTGCAAGCTGTTTCTAAAGCATGAGGGTGAATGGCTACATGCAGAGCTTGACGAGATGGATTTTGCATTTAACCAAGAACATGGCACATATCTGCCTTTCTTGTTTGAGGGCGTGAAATTCCATTTTGCAAAGCACTTGCCAAGTGGAACAGGATTGCTGGCAAACTTGGCGAACCAAGCGGTCAACAAAATGACGGCACAGATGAACTAAATGTAGACTGGTTCATCTTAACGCCTATCATAAAGGGGTACTGTACAATGACTGAGATTAAATCAGGCGTGTACACCCTTTATGAATTTTTAGACTTGCACGAAGCAATCATTGACATTCAAAACGAAGAAAAGCGCAGAGCCGAAGATATAGAGATGCGGAGCAAAACTTAATGATAATTGACGAGCTGTTAGTTGTACTTGGAATTAAAGCCGATGATTCAGGCGCTCGTCGATTTGCTGATTCATTAGAGAATGTCTCACAGGAAGCACAGAACACTGAAAGATCAATGCTAGGCGCATACGAAGCTACAGATAATTTTGTTTCAGCTATTGAGGGATTCATGGGTGTTCTTGGATTCTTCACTGGTGTTCTAGGTGGTGCATGGGCGTTTTTCCATAGCACTATCGCTGATATCGAAACGCTGATTGAAGAAGAAAAACTTTTAACTAAAGTCACAAAAGATCAAGTAGACCAAGCGAAAAAATATAACGATTCTGTCGAGCAACTAGGCAAGCGGTATCAGTCCTTAAAAGTCGAGCTTGCATTCGGATTCTTGCCGACCATGCAACGCATGATTGATGCTGTAGATGGGTTTTTAGAATCTAACAAAGATTTAATTGTGAATGGCATCGGCGCATTGCTAGACATAATGGTTAGAACAATCCAAGTGTTTGTTAATTTCATCCGATTTATTGACAAGATTGTAGAAGCTACGGTTGGTTGGAAAGTCGCGCTAGGTGTTTTAGCTGCTGCATTTGTTTGGCTAAAAAGGTCAATGCTTCTTGCGTTTATCACTAATCCCATCTTTTGGGTAATTGCTGCAATCGGTGTACTGCTACTGCTGATTGATGACTTCATGACTTACCTAGACGGTGGTGAGAGTCAGTTTGGTGATTTTTGGGGTTCAATGCTTGAGTGGATTGAGATAATCAAGCCTGCGCTTCAAACGATTTGGGATATGCTTGTTATGGGCATGTCTTATCTAATCGAGTTTGGCGCATTCGTAGCAAAGTATCTAGGTGGGGCATTTATTGATGCGGTCGAAGTTATCACCGCTGTTTTAACTTTCCTTGTTGGCTTATTCACTGGAAACACTGAGTTAATGAGCGCTGCATGGTCTGGAATGATTGAAAACTTGCTTTCGTTATTCCAAAACTTAGCAATGCTATTTGAGCCAATCGCTCAAAAATTAATGGAAATTATGTCTGCTGTTTGGGACGCAATTGTTAGCTATATTTCATTAAAGATTTCGGAAATCGTTTCTGCTATTTCAGGGCTTATCTCATCCATTGGCGCAGCGCTTGGCAATGTATTCGATATTGTCACAGCTCCATTTGCAAAGGCATTTGATTGGATTGCAAACAAGTTTAGCGGTATAGGTGGCTTAATTAGTGGTGCTGTAAGCGGTGCTAAAAACCTTGTTGGTATGGGCGGCGCTTCTGCTGTATCTAATACAATGAATAGTGGTGGAAACATGACCATAAATGCACCGATGAATATAACAAGCAACAATCCTGTTGCTGCTGGAAAAGCGGTGAAAAGCGGTCTTGGTAGCACAATGAACACAGCTAAACGAAACATGGGCGGGACACCAAAAGCATGAGTTTTTTAAATGATCTTGTCGGCTTTAAATCCAAAATCACACTAAGCCACTTTGCAATCGGAGATTTTACGCTCGATGCGATTGTCGAAGAAGCATTTGAAGCATCCGTTACATTAACAGAATCGGCGGTTGAGTCGGGTGCGCGCATATCTGACCACAAGGTAATAAACCCACGCGCTGCGGTTATTCGTGGCACGATTGTTAATTATGATGTAGAGGACTTATTTAGCAAGATATTTCCCGAAGCTGATGCATTGCTCAATAGCATGGACATGCCTGTTTCGGTATCCGCTATCACTGAATATACAAGAGCAACAGTGAACCGATATGCGGGCGTGGTTAAAAAATATGCTCAAGCTGCGACAACGGCATACGGAATATATAATAAGCTCGGCACGATAAAATCCATTACCGACATCCCATCATTACTGAATGACAATTCTGCTACCGATGACAGAATCACGCGCATTAAAAACACACTTGAAGCATTGTGTTTTAGTGAGGAATTACTCACTGTAAGCACAAGTGGCGGACAGTACACAAGCGTTTCACTGGTTTCTGTGTCACTTACTCGCATCGGAAATAGCGCAGAGGTATCAATCGCATTTCGAGAAGTGCCGACATTTAGCGTTGAAACTGTAAGTGGTATCAATGCGGTGATTAAGCCTGTTTCAAAAACTGCTGAGAACAAGAACAAGCCTGCAACCGCAAACAAAGCAGAGAAAGCTAAAACCCAGTCTGCCAAACCTCAAAACAAAGGCAAGACACAACCGCAGAAATCTAAGAAGTCTGCATTAAAATCCATTGTTGATAGCGCGGGAGGGTTGTTTTAATGGCTGATTTAGATATTTTTGAAATACCAGTGAACGATTATCCTAATCAAGTGCAGAACTTTGAGTTCATGGGTTACAACTTGCAATTAACCTTGCTATGGAATGCGGTCGGCTTGTCATGGTCTTTCGACTTGTACGACAATATTCAAGGCGAATACATCGTACAAGGCGAGGGCTTATCAATCGGCATGGCTTCGCTTTTTTATAGTGATTTGCCATTTGTTTTGATGATTTCCGACAATAGCGGTCTAGGCTTTGAAACTATTTCAATTGACGAAATGGGTGATAGACTTAGCCTTAATATTATGAGTAAAGAGGCGTATCAATATGCAATTCGGCAGACTATTGACTTTGACGGTTGGCAACCAATCCCAAGCTATTCAGATCGTGTATGACGAGCGCACAGGTCAAAAGCCTACGATCAATGCGTCCATCAAAAAAACTAATAAGGCTGAGCCAAATACATGCAGTATTTCGATAGATAACTTATCGGAAAATGTCCGCAACAGAATATCATCTAAAGAGTTTAATTTAGTTAAGCTTGATGTCGGGTGGTATGGCGAAGAACTGCGGACTATCTTTGTTGGCACTATTGATAAATCCGAGCATATACGCACGTCTGAAAGCGCAACAACGACAACCAATTTAGAATGTGGCGATGGTTCGATTCAGTATAGCGAATCATACTCACGTAAAACCCTGCAAAAAGGCATGACCGACAATCAGATTGTGCAAGAGATTATTAAGGATATGCCTGAAATAACAAAAGGCGCAATGGAGTTTCCTAAAGATCGAGTGTTGCCACGTGGTAAAACACTGATGGGAAATAGCCGTGATGAATTAACACGAATCGCCAACCGTAATGGCTGTGATTGGTCTATTCAGGATGGGCAACTCGTATTCGTTCCGAAAAACAAAGTATTGCCCGATTCGTACGGTTATTTATTGTCACAAGATAGCGGTATGGTTGGCTCGCCACAAAAACAAGGTGATGGTGGCTTGTCGGTTAGAACATTCTTAAATACATCGATTTACGTGAACAGTCTTGTGCGTGTAAAGAGCATGATTAATGACTATAATGGTGATTATAAAGTCACTGCAATCGAGTTTAATTTAAGCACTGTTGGTCAAGACTGGCATCAATTGCATAGTCTGATTGGTGGCGATTTTCAAGTCATAGAGAAATCATAATGGATGCAACTCAAACAGAACTACTAGAGCAAGCAAAAGAAAACGCCATGATGGATGTTCGCGTTTCTATGCCTGCGCGTATTGTTTCATTTGATCCAGCAACGAAAACAGCTCAAGTCGAAATATGTATGCAAATGGTGGATGACGACGATAGCGCAATCGAATACCCGCCATTGGTTGATTGCCCTTGCTTGTTTACTCGTGGCGGTGGATTCCATGTTGTTCATCCGTATTCTGCGGGCGATAGCGGTTTAGTTTTATTCTCTGATCGCTGTCTTGATGGTTGGTTTGAAAGTGGTAAAACTGCCCCGCCTATGGATTTTCGTGTTCACTCAATGTCTGATGCTTATTTTATCGGTGGTGCTGATCATTTAGGAAATGTATCACCTATTGTTAGTGGTGCAATGTTCATCGGCAAGGATGATAATAGTGCGGGCATTCAGATTGGTTCAGATGGTGCTGTAACAATAAAGGGCACACAGTTTATTATTGAGCCAGTTACCAACGCTGCGCAAATCAATGTGAACGGCAAGCCATTAGACGGTCACTCACATGGTGGTATTGAGCGTGGTTCATCAAATACAGATCCACTATAGGTATATTATGAAAGTTAGAGCAATTGATGAGGGTCACGACTGGAAGTTCGGTTTCAACCAGTCCGACTACAAAGAATTTAGTGAGGCGGTTAAGCAAAATGTTTTGACTGCCATTTTAACTGTGCGTGGCGATTGGTTTTTGGCGCTTGAGGTTGGCATTGACTGGGTGAATTATTTAGGGCGTTCATCAAACTTACAGTTGCTTGAAGCAGACTTGAAAAGCTCGGTTTTGAATGTCGATGGCGTGCTACGAATTGACAATATTTCAATTGATCTTGAACGAGAAAAAAGAAAAGCCACGGTGAACATCGAATATACTGACATATACAACAATCGAAATGCGGTGAGTGCAAATGTTAAAGATTACTGATATAGGGGTGACAGTCCCGACACTAGATGAAATTATTGAAGCAGAATCAGATGGTTATAAAAGCATTTATGGTCAAGATATTGTAATCACACCAAATTCACCCGATGGGCAACGTATCGGCCTTGAAGCGCAAGCACGAAAAGATGCCTATGATTCGCTTGCATATGCAGTTCAAATGCATGACCCGCAATATGCTGTGGGCAAGTGGGCCGACAACATTGCAAAGCTCACAGGCATTCGTCGCGGTGCGGGTGAATATACGATTTCGCCTGATGTTAAAATCACAACCGATAAAACCATTAATTTAAATGCGGGTGCTGTTTTTACACATGGCGGTAACAACTGGATTCTTGATAGCGCGGTCACACTCTATTCAGGTGATAACTATGTAAACCTGCGTTCTGAGTTCTACGGTGTTGTGCCATTGCCTACAGGATCATTTTTAGAGCCAGTTCAGATTGTTTCAGGCATGAAGCTAGTCACATCAACGAAAGCTGTCATTAACGGCAGACTGGGGCAATCTACAGCATCATTGATGCTTGACCGTGAGCGTAAGTTGGCAATCAATAACACCCATGACCGCGAGGGGATTGAGGGCTCATTGCTTGATGTTGATGGTGTGCTTGATGCTGTTGTGTTAGAAAATAACACCAATGCAACCGATACGGACGGAGTACCTACGCATTCAATCAATGCGATTGTTTTAGGTGGTGCTGATCAAGACATTGCGACTACGATTCAAAAGAAAATCATTGGCGGTGGCTGTGGTACGTTCGGATCTGAAAGCGTAACGCTAACCAGCTATCGTGGTCGTGATCGAGTGATTAATTTTGATCGACCGACAATTAAAAATATTGTTGTTGTCGTCAATGTGGTTCGCGTTAAATCGGGTGTTGATGTTGATATTGATTACATCAAAGAGCAGATTTCAGTAAAAGATTTCAAGATTGGTGAAAATGCGATTGCAGGTCGTTTATACTGTATTGCAAGCGATGGAACTTTTTACATTCAATCAATCACGGTTGATGGTGGAGAAGTTTCAGCAGTTGGCATCCGCGAAAAAGCAAACATTGCGAAAGAAAATATCACGGTGAATATTGTATGAATTACAGTGATTTATTGATATGGCAGTATAAACTACCCAAAGCCATAGCAGAAATTGATATGAAGTCCCAGTTTTGGATTGACTTCATGCAGGACTGCTTAACTTTTATTGATATGTGGAATGTCGACACGGCAGAAAAATATTCGCTTGATGTTTTGGGTCGGATTTTTGGCGTTAGCCGATCATCCGTATCAATGACCGAAAAAGAATATCTAACCTACTATGAGAAAACAGGTGGTCTAGGGTGGGGTAAAGGTCGGTGGTATGTTGATGGTGAAGCATTCAGGGAAATAATACTTTTAAACGATTTTGAGTTTAGATTCTTGATTAAGGCTCGAATTTGGAAGCTTTATCAAAACCCGTCTATTGATTATCTAACCGATGCTTTGCAAGATTTAACGGGTGATGATGCTTATATCTATAATCGCGCAAACCCAATGGAGATGACTGTGGCTTATGGCTCGAAAGTATCGGATGATAGCTTTTTGAAGTTCGCCATTGAGAATCTTGATATACTACCAAGGCCTGTGGGGATAATGTATACCTACGAACAAGCAGACGAAAAGTTCTTCGGCTTTGGTGATGCAGAATTTTTAAATAATTACGGCTTTGGCGTTGGGAGGTTCATTGATTCATGAGCACATACGATTTTAATTTAATAACAGCTTTTGCGAACTCCGCACCAAGCAATGAGATTTCGCCTTTCCCCGACTATGATCGTGGTTTAGGTATTGCATTTGATGAAACGGATGGCAAGCCTGAAATGAAAGGGCTTAACGGTCTTTTTAGTCTAATGACTGTTTCGTTGTTAGCACTCAAACAGCGCGGTATCTTAAACTGGACGACTGGCTTTGAATACAAGCAGGGTGCTTTTGCTGTTGAATCAAATAAGCTTTACCAAGCCAAGATTGACAATACAAGCAAACAGCCGTCTTTATCTCAAAACGAATGGCAAGTATGGGCTTCTGTTTCTGATATTGATGTTGACACTAATGGCAACATTATCAAGACGGCAAAGGCGGGCGGTGCTTTCACATTAAAGGTTGAGGATGCATCCACATCGGTTAAAGGTGTTGTTCGTGCTGCTACTGCTACAGAGGTGGAGAATAAGTCGAACGTGAATGCTTATGTTACGCCTGTAAATGCTTCTGCTATAGCTCAAAGCACAGACCTTGGTGTTGGACAGACTTGGGTAGATGTCAGCTCAAGCAGATCAAGCGGGTCAACCTATACAAACAACACAGGCAAACCAATTACAGTTATTGTTTCAATTCGGGATGCTAATATATTTAGCGGGGTGCTGGTGTATGTTGGTGGTGTTGTCATTATTAACGTTGATGATGTTGGCGCGCAAGGAACAACACCTTATACATTTATCGTTCCAAATAACACTAGTTACTTGGTAAATGTTAATTCTAACACCATTAGACAATGGTCGGAGCTTAGATAATGACAACACCATATATTGACCCAAATATTGTTTTTGCGTCTAATGCACCAACACAAGACAAACCACCTGCGTTTAATAATTATGTTAAAGGCATGGATGAAACGCGATCAAATGAGGGTCGACCAACGATTAAGCAATTTAACTTCCTGCAACAGCAAAACGATCTTAAATTCTTATACATTCATGAGCGTGGTGCTTGCCTACCATTTGTTGATGGCTTTCCATATGAGAACAATGCGATTGTTTTTAAAGATGGCTTAATTCAACAAAAGAATGGCGCATCTTGGGTTGTCCCGTTTATGCGCGGTTCGCAAAACCTTGCAGAATTGACGGACGTAGCACAGGCGAGAACCAAGCTTGACGTTTACTCTAAAAGTGAAGTTTTAGCAAAAGCTAATAACTTATCTGAATTGACAGACAAGCCTACAGCGAGATCAAACCTTGATGTTTATTCTAAAGCCGAAACCGACAGCATCGCAGGAACTCCAAACGCTACCGAAACCATTGCAGGCAAGGCAAAAATAGCCACAACTGCAATTGCTCGAGCGGGGCTGAATGATACGGATTTTTTAACAGCTAAGAAGTTGCGAGATGCTTTGAACGCTAGTGGTTATGCACCAGTGTTTGGTTGCCGAGCTTGGGTTAATTTTAATGGCACTGGCACAGTCGCAATTCAAGCAAGTGGTAATGTGAGTTCAATCACAGATAATGGTGTAGGTGATTACACAGTGAATTTTATTACTGCAATGCCAGATGCTAAATATGCAGTTGGTGTTACTGGGATTAGCGCTTCAACCACAGATACTACTAGGGACGCAGCAGTAGCGGGTTCAGA